TATCTTTCTCTATGAATTGAAATTTATCATTGTCTTTAAAAGACATATTTACTAACTTATTAACATAATGTCTGGTATGTCTTCTACAAATAATAACTATATCTGAATGTTTAATCATAATTTCTAACTTATTTACATCATCTAAATCAAATGAATCAAACCATAATACATTCAATCCATGCTTTTTTAATCTGCCCATATATTGATTCTTATATTGTGAGCCAACAATTAAAACTGTGAAATTACCAAAATAAACATATTCATCAATGTTGTTATTTTTACGTTTATACTTATTAATAAATAATGAATTTTCCTCGTACATATCATATTCGAAACTATAATACTGAAATGCTTTAATTAATTTTGCTAATCCAAATTCTACAATTGCCTTTGCAGGAATTCCTTTTTTCATATAAGGAACAGTATTAATAATAGGATAAGTTTTATAATTTGTACCAACAAAAAACCATCTATTATTAATAATTCTTAACCAACCAAATTCAATATTAACATTTTCTTCTATTTTCTGTTCTTCGGATTTACAATTATAATCTACACCAAATTTCATTTTATTAAAATATAACTTATACAAATTATAAATTTTTTCATATTCCATATAATTTGTATCATTGAATCTTGCAATTAATTCATCTATTAAATCTAAAATTGTTAAAGATTCTTTATAATTTTCAGAAAGATACTTAAAATGTTTTAATTCTATACTCATATTATTAATAATTTCTTTGTGTTTCTTTAAATCTTCTGCTACTGTAGAAGTATTAATATGTGTTAAAGCAGTTTTAAGTTTTTCATATTTAACACGTAATTCTTGATGTTCAAGTTTCATTATAGCAAATGTGCTTCTATAATTCTTATTATCTTCTACTAAATTATCATAACTATCTTTATATGGTAATCTATTTAATACATCTTCTTGAATTTTAACTAAAATATTTTCCTGTTCAAGAATTTTGTTTTTCAACGATAATATTTTAGTATTTTCATCTAAAATATTCATCTGTTTTAAATCATAAATTTCTTTCTTCAAAAGAGAGATAGTAGATTTATTTTCTTTTAATTCTTTGTTTTTTAATACTAACTCCTTCTGTAAATTATCAATCTGTTTATCTTTACTTTTTAAATTTTTTAAATATTCTTTATTATCATTAGTTTTATCTATAATCTTATCATTTATTAATTCTTCAGAATCTTTCACATCTTCAATTTTAGTTACGTTTATGAATTTTTCTAATAATTTCTTTTTCTTATCTATAGTTTTATCTTTATCGTTTTTATAAGTGTCTGCAAATTTAACATTAGGATTTTCTACTCTCATTTTAATCATCTTAACACCTCCAATGTATATAATATTATATGTTTTATATAAAAATATTATACCATTGACAAATGATAAAATAAAGAGTAAAAATCATCTAAAATATTATCTAAACAATATAGAGGATATGTAATGTAAAATTATATTTACAATCTTTAATAATTTATATAAATCTCCGTTCTAGGTCTTTCTTTATCCCAACCACATTTCAAAGTTAAACTTTCTAAATGTAAAGAATCATCGTCAATAAAACTATGCAATTTTAATATGTGACCAAATTCTATTATGTTTAATGGATGATATTGTAGCTTGTTTAACTCCAAATTTTTCAGCAATTTCTCTTTGTTTTATACCTTTTAATAATAACTCTTTTATTTTTATTACATCTTCTTCAGATAATTTTACATGACATGCATTTTCTCCAATAAATTTCCCTTTACGAGATTCACTCATATATTCAATTTGCTTTTTTGAACGTTTTTTCCCTTTATTAGCCATAGATATTTTATTTTTATGCTCTTCAGAAAATTTAACTCCAGATTTAATTTTACTTATTTTTTGTTTTGTTTTTTCAGATAAAATTTTCCCCGTATGATGTTCACTCATTTTTTTCTTAGTTTCTTCTGTATGTTTTTTACCTGTATTTATTATACTAAGTTTTCTATTGCGCTCTTCTGAATATTTAATACCTTTTTTGGCTTTAGACATATTTAATCTAGTTTTTTCTGATAATACTTTACCTTTATTAGATTCACTAATTTTTATTTTAGATATATCACTATGATGTTTGCCATAAAAAGGATTATCTTCTCCAAAAGCACCTCCACCATTTGCGTATTTATTTAAATTATAACCAAAATTTCTATCATGAGATTTAAGATAATCCATATAATATTGTTCTCTTTGTCTAATAGTATCAATATCATCTTCAATAATTTCTAAAATTTCAAATTCAAAATTATCTTCCCCATGTTTATTAAAAGCATTTTGAAAATATCTATTATGTTTATTATTCTCTAATCTCTTAAAATGATCTTTTTTACGTGTTTCAAAATTAACTGTACTGCCTACATAAATTTTATTATTTATTAAACATCTAATTTGATATACACCAGATTTTTGTGCATTTTCATTAAAATCAAAAATATTCATATTCACCACCAATTATTTAATAAATTTATACTTACTACATACTAAATCCTTAATTTCTTCCTGAATTCTTCCTTCAATTGCTTTATTTAAAATACTACAATTATTTTTATATCTCTTACATTGGAGGCAATTAGATTTAAACTCATCTAATTGATTGACGGTAGGAAAAACTCCTACATAATCAACAGGATAAATAGTAATATCTATGTGTGAATTTTTTGAATCATAGAATATACCATTAACTCTTTCCAATGTTACATTGTCATCTAACCAAATTAATTGTGTTTCTGTAATTGAATCCAAAAGCAGTTTGAAATAATTATTTGCATCTTTATCAATTCGATCAAAATAAAAAACACAGTCAACATAAAAGTGCTGTGTCTTGTTAGGAATTAAATCCCATCCTTGAATTTTTACTTGCTTTTTTATATATTTAATAAAATCTTTCTTATATTTTTTAGCTTCTGCTGTTTCATATAAAGTTACTTGAGGTTTTCCATGCGCTATAAATGCCCTTGGTTTTATATAATGATTGACACTTACTGGTATGGGACTAACTAGTTTTAATACATTTGAAATAAATATCACTCACTTTCACGAATTATTATATTTTTAAAAATCACAAAAATAAAACCCTGATTTATAAGGGTTTGTTCACTCCAAAATTATCATAAATCAGATCCAAATAACGCTTTTGTCATGAAAAATGTAAAAATATATAAAAATAACTAGGTAGGAGATATATTAAACTCTAATCTTACCTAGTTATTTTTATATTACTATTATAAATTGATTATAAATATAAAAAAAATATACAATTACTATGTATTAAATATCTAATTATCTACTATATGAATAACCGAACTCTCGCACCTTCATTAATTGTCTTATTCGTATTCAGGTTCAATCCAAGGTTCCGGTGGATACGTCTGAACAATTACGCCGTCCATGCTGTTGAAATAGTCTAAATCTGCCTGAGTGAGTTGTGTTTCGTCATACCGGGATAGTCTGCGACCGTATATATCCACTTTAGGATCGCCAAGTATTTGACCACTAGGCAATGGTACTTCTGTGCTCTCAAAACTTTCCAAGCTTGGCCAAATGATATAATAAAATATCATGGTAAAATAACACCTCTTTGTTTTAAAATTTTTTTAATAACTCTGTGCTGTTTTTGCACCATGCTATTACTAAGAAACTTTGAATATATAAGCATATAATACAACGTACCAACCCAAAACGGAGCACCGTTTGTCTGTGCACCAACACGGCACCCTACGACAGTAGAGGGGTTAGCAGCCGATATGTGCCCGTATAATTCCTTATCAATAATCATTTTTCCCTTATCGAAAAACTTACTATACCCATAGGCAAAAACATGTAGTTTATATAAATCAAACGAACCTGCCGCTTTTGCTAATTGCGTTACTGTTGTCGGCCCAATATTTAAGCACCCTCTCATATATTTCAAGTATGGACTTAAGTTTGTTGATATGCCAGGAGAGGCATTAAGAAGTAGTCTGTCCGTAGCACTAACTGCTGAACCCAAAATACTCCCACCACTAGCAATCCCGGCAGTAATAATTGTAAAATCATTTTGGACTGACAAAGCGTTTTTGATTGTGTCGGGCAAGGTTATGTAATCATCATAAAAATCTATTCCAAAAGGCGTTCTTGTTGGTTTATTTCCACCAATACCAAAAGTTCCGTGATTGCCGTTTCCCGAATAATCAATTAGGGTATCGCCTAATTCATCACAACGGTACTCCGCAAGTAGGTCATCTCTGTTTATACCCTCTAGGCCTCTTATCATTGGTGGGGTGGTTAGAATTTTCATATTAGCACCACCTAATATAGTTCCACATCAATATTTACTGTGGTTCCTTCACCAGATATTAAATCGACCAAAACAATTAAATTGCGTACTGAATTAACATCTATCACTACTACTTGATTAAGTGGTTGACCGCTTATACCACCTAAAAGAGTTATTGATTGTGCCTCCACAGCGTACCAATCATCCGAAGTGTCGTTTTTACGGAAAAACGGTATTATACTAACAGAAGGCGCAGAGCGTAAATCCGTTAGAATTGGTTTCACGTAAATGTAAGCCTTTGTTTTTCCTACACAGGAAATCGCCCCTATACTACCAAAAACATAAGCATTATTCGCTATAAAAAATACTGCCGTACTTGCTAGGCCAGTGCCAACAACCTGCACGTTTACAATTCCTGCTGAACCACCTGCACCAACTGTACCAACAGCCGTAATAGCACAACCCGTTTCCCTCTGCGTCTCAGTTACTCTTACTACCCATAACGGGGCGGTAGTTGCCGTAGAAAGAAAAATATCATAGTGTTCTGCACCTGCGGATTGCGGAATAGTTATATCTATACTTTTATTTACTGTAGGCGTAACAGTCACCAAAGCAGATACGCCAGCGGAACCGTAGGAATTTCCTGGAGCAACACCGATACCATGACTGACAGCAGTTAACGTTCCTGCTGTTACTGAATCTGCGGCGGTTATAGTAATTACAGGCACTTTATCCGCTGTAGTTATCGCTGTTCTATGCGCAATAACCGAACCTCTACTACCAGTTAGTTGAGCATTGACATTACCTACTATTTTTAAAGTCATATATTATCACATCCTTATTCACTAAATTATTGCATGTGCTGTAACAGACACATTCCCATTAGCAATAGCACTAATTTTAGCTTTAAAATAAACTAAAGCTGCAATATCAATTGAAAATAATCCAACAGATATTGTTGATGTTATAAATGGTAAACTATTTGACATTTTTGATCCTTCAATTAAATCATAATTAACACCATCAATACTCCCATAAAATTCTACTGTAAATGAAGTTGATGTTCCGCTTATTGATAAACCTAATTCTTTTGCTTCTTTAATGTTTATAATTTTCCCGTCTGATATAGTTGTCGTAGCGTCATGTAGAACACTATATATTAAACTTGCCATATTATTATTTCACTTCCTTTATAAAAATTTGTAAATATTAAGTAAAGTAATATTACTCTACTTAATTGAATAAATCGAATGATTGATTAGGTTTAATATTTTATTATATACAATAACGTAATATATGGATTCATAATATTAAACGCAGTATTTCCACCTTCTGAACTATTTGTTCCTGATGGTGTACCTGCTGAAACACTACTTGTATTGTTTGTTGTATCAGTTTCGTTATCTGCTACATATTCATCGTCACCTAGTACAGTATTCGAGGCTACTTCTTGATCATTATACCCATCTCTTGTATAATTATGGGCATGACTAGGCAACGCATTACCTGTAAAAGTATGAGTGTGTGAGGGCATTTCACTCGTTGTAATTTGATGTGTCTTTGCTCCCCCAGTTTCACCTATAGAATCAAATTCAATCTGTGTTGCATCATAACCAACTGGCACTCTCCCTTTAAAATTTGGCAAATTAAAGGTAGTAGAACCATTACCTACACCATATGTTGTGCCAATTATATTAAATAAACTAGCATATGTTGTTCTTGATATTGTTGATCCATCGCAAAGATGATAACCAGAAGGAGCAATTAAACCAGCAAACATTTGAACCGAACCTATCACAACTCCACTATTAGCTACAGCAGAAGGAGCAAATAAAGTTGCAAATGCATTATCAATTTGTATTGCAGTGTTAGTTCCTTTTAAAACAATAATTCTACCAACAAGCATTGCATTTGTAGCAATTACTTGAGGAATATCAGGAGTAGAACAATATTTTGCTTGATCTAAACTAGCATCTTCATCACAAAGAAACAAATGTATTCTAGCAGATAGTATATCAGAACGACACATGCAACGATAAACCCATATTACAGCATATTTCCCATCTGTTAAAGTTGCAAGTGTACCAGTACCCGGATCATATTTATCATTTGGATATTGAGTTATGACACTATGCGAAAATGTTCCATTGCCATTATTAATCCATAAATATGTTGTATCTATGCTAGAAATTACTTCTGGTAATTCACCTCTATAAAATCCTTGCCATGCTTTACCAGTAGTTATTTTAACATTTCTAGTTTCTATTTCCGCTAAATCAAACCCATTTATTCTTTCAAATCTTCTTGTCTCAGTAATTCGTCTAAGATTTTTATTAGTCGCTCCAAGCCCAGGTTCGTCCCAATCAATTACAGATATATTATCACCTATTCTGGCAATTGTATATACAGGCATAATACTAGACCAATCAATAAGTGATAAATCTAAAATTATTTCATATTGAGGATTCCCATTATTATATTTAGCAACAAGATAATTTGTTATATTATCAATTATAGGTAAAGTTATTTCTAAAATTGTATGTTCTGTAATAACTCCTGTATAATCAGAATCATGATAAAATCTAAATTTTCCTTGTCCTACGGCTATAGTACCCAAACCAGTATTGTAAATTATTGTTGGTTTTACCACTGTCCCAGAAGATATATATAAATTTGAACCACTACTTCCTACACTAGTTCCTCTATTATTACTTCCAATATAAGGCATTTATTTCACTCCTCCTTTTAAACCACACAAATAAATTCAAATATACTGTTTGCCAAACTACCAACTTTGAATGAACTTAAAAGCATTTCATTTTCAAGCCCATTACTTATACTATCTTGGCATTTTAATCTGCTATTTGAATTGTTGTTTAGATCAAAATTTATATCGCTTCCGATTGGAGTGAAAATA